GGGCGACGCGGCGAGCCTGCTGACATGATTTTTGCGCGAGGCGTTACCGCTCGCGGCGAACTTTTGCCATCCGCCGGCCTGACGACCGATGTCGGCGGTCAGCTCTGCGGTTCTGGCGTACTGCTTCAAGCTGATCAGCTTGAGGTCGGCGGACAGCTGCAGCAGCATCTCCACCACCCGCAGCGTTTCCAGCAACTTGCCGATGTGGGGTAGCTTGTCCTCCGCGGCATTGGCGCGATAGATCATCAGCACCAGCAGTACGGCCTCGTTGTGCAGGCGCTGACCCAGCGATGGGCGAAAGTCGCGGGCGAAGTGACGGATAAGCTCGGTGACCAGGCTCAACAACTCATAGCTGGCGCGGTAGATCGGCAGGTTCTTCGATTTGGACATGGGCAAGCTGCAGGCTCTAGCCCGCGCAAGCGCGGGCATCAAAGGGTCAAAGGCTAAATTTTCAATCTGCGGACGGGGCGCACCAGACACGCGGTGGTCTTGCTGCCGTAGTACTGGCGGCCATCGCTGAAGCGCTGGAGCCAGGCGTTGGTGGTGCCGGGGGCGTACTCAGTCGAAGACCAGTAGTAAGTCGGCACTGTGAATGCCTCGGCTCCGCCCGTCTTGAACGCTGCGGCCGATGTCTGGGCCGGGCTGCCGGTCGTATACGAAGCGCCAACCGGGACGCTGTTGGCGTTATCACCATGGTTGCCGGCCTCGGCGCGCGAGCCAGTGATGTTCGCCGTAGTGTCGGGCTTGAGGTTCCGATACAACAACTCCAACTGGTCGCGCGCGGGCAGGTGCCAGTCGGTAAAGCCGCCACCGTTGTAGGCACGGCAATACTGGGCCGCCGGGTGCGTGGCGTTGTTCATGCTGTTGCTGTTCGCCAGGCCGTCGTGGTAGCTGGACGCTCCAGCGGTCGCGCTGTTGGCGGTCTTGTGGGATAGCGAGGTCTCGGCAGATTTGGGCGCGACAATGATGATGTAGTCGCCATCGGCGTAGCGGATCTTCCCCGCGTAGAAGCCGCCGCCAAAGGCCTGGCCAATCACGGTCGGCAGGAACTGGTCAGCCGTCCGGAAGGCCAGCGCCGCCCATTCGCCGGCGCCGAACGTCGCGCCGATATGCCGAACCGCCAGGTGGTAGTCCGTCGCGACGGTGAGGGTGTTATCCGGGAGCGTGATGCTCAGCTTGTTTGCCGAGTTATTCAGCGACGACCAGATCAGCGTCCCGGTACGCCCCGGGCCCGTCCAGATCTCCCAATCCGTAGCGGCGTGGGTATCGGTGTTCGGGCCGATCAGCGAGAAAGCGCCCGTCGATAGCGTTGGGTTTCCCATCACGCCAGTGGTTGCTGGCGAGGTAATCGCAGGCGCGGCCGGGCGCTCTGGCAGGATTTCCAGCGTGATGTCGCGCTGATAGTCGCCGGCAAACACGGTAAGCGTCACGCTGCCCGCCTCCATGGGCGCGGTGAAGCTGATCGTGCTGCCGGCAATGCTGGCGGTGCCTGCCGAGACCTGCACCAGGTAGCCGCTGAACACGTCGTAGTCAGTGATCTGGAATTGCACGGTCTGGGCGATGTAGATGCCGGTCGGTCGAGGCTTACGGCAGATTCAGCAACAAGATACTGCGGGTGCGGATTCTGGTCGGCGACATGGACATCGATGATCTCTTTTACCGCTTCGAAGCCGCCCGCCGTCAGCGACTGATAGCAGTAGCTGTTGCCGGGCCAGTTCAGCGCAACCGTCCCTTCGAGCCCCCGCTCCAGTCCGGTGAGGGTCAGGCCGTCACGCGCGGCATAGCGGATGATCTCCACAGCGGCAGGCTTGCCCATGCTGTCCGCCAGCACGAGCACGCCGCCGTCAGCAGGCGGCAGCTGGTATGGCGCCTGAGCAGGCTGAAGCTGCAGGCTAAGGCCTTCAGCCGTCACCGGCCCGTCCAGCTGCGTTTCTACGAAATTGGCATAGCTCATTTGTCACGCACCTTGATCTTGAACTCGACTTCTTTAACCCGGTCCTGCTCGGTACGCACGACGCAGGTCACGACGTAATCAACGAAGTGCGTCCCGCCTCCCAGCCACAGCTTGAAGCGCTGCGGGCTGGCACCCAGCAGTACGTAGGGATTGTGCGGCGCCGGGCCCAGCACCAATGCAGGCACCGGCTCCGCTGTGCTGGTAACGGTGATCTCCACCGACTCGATATCGTCATCCGCGATATCGGCAAACCAGTCGGTCAGGTCCACGTCGTAATCCAGGACGTCGTTTGGCTGCTTGGAAAATACGTCCATCTCAAATCCTGATTGTGCGAGGCTCGGCCTCGATGGCGCTCACTCGGTCGGCGTAAGCGACCATCACCGTGCGAGAAGAAGGCGCTTTGGATAGGTCGTTGATCTGGTTGTAGCCGGATGCCTCGGCAACAGCTTGAGCGGTGACGCCGCCGGCGATGACGATCCGCTGCGCTCGCCCGCTGGTAGTGGCCAAGGCTTCAGCAGCGGGTTGATTGGCAAGCATGAGATGCATCGTCCGGGCTTGCGCCTCTGCGGCCAGGACTGCACTGCCAGCAGCTCGGAACTCGGCCATGGCGCTGCCGAAGCCTTGCGCAGTGCAATTCGCCATACCGGCCGCGAAAACGTGCCGAACACCGTAACCGCTTGCCGTTGCGGTGACCGATGCGGGCTCGCCTTCCTGGCCGGTATAGGTCATGTCCATGTAGCCGGTCGCCTTGGCCGTGGCGATTCCTTTCCCGGCGAATCCGCGAATCTGTACGGCGCCACCGTAAGCGTGAGCGACGGCGCGCATGACCTGGGGCTGATAGATCAACACATGGCTCAGGCTCGCCTGGGCGGTTGCCCTGGCCGTGCCGAACAGCTCGAAGTGCCGAACACCTCCTTTCGTCACGGCAGCGTCGGCATTGGCCTCTGCGATGGCCATGCCGTTGCCGGCGGCGCCGGCGATATACACCTGAGTACCGAACGCTGAGGCCTGCGCGTGAGCGAACTGGCGCCCCCCGATCTGCTTTTGCGCGTCACCGAACAAGGCGGCAGTCGCTTGCGCGATACCTTGCCCGACGTGGTAGGTGGTGCCCACCAGCCTTGCTCGAGCATGCGCCGGGCGACCGTAGGCCAAGACGTAGCTGACAACTTCGCCATGAGCTGAAGCGACCGCCTTGGCTGGCGGCTGAAACGGCATGCGTACACGCCGCTGCAAGCGGCCTGCCGTGTAGGCATCGGATTGCGCCACACCTTCGCCAAAGAACGAGGCCTGCGCAACGCCTTGAGCCAGGGCGCTTACCTGCGCTACGCCAGCGGCGCGGTAGAACGCTACAGGCTGCGCAGCGGCTTGGGCGACAGCCTGTGCGGCGTTGCCCTGGGCCGAGGCGTCGCGAAGCGCTTCGCCGAAAGCGGATGCGCTGACTTCTGCAAGCCCCGCCCCCTTGTAGTGAACCTGCGCCTCGCCTGTTGCGGTGGCGCTACAGGTCGCCACTCCTGATACGGTGACATACCCCGCAACAAGCGCGCCCCCTAGTAGCGACCTACCGAACAGGTGCATAGGCTTAGCTCAGCACGACAGAGAGCGAGCCGATCGGGAAGGACACCACGTCAGTCGGGTCCAGGGTTTTCGGGTTAAGCATTGCCGAGTGGTACAGCAGATTTCCGGCAGCCTGAGCATCGAAGATGCCCCAGTGGGTAACCGTGGTTTGCGCATCCACGATGGCCGGGAAGACGATGGTGCGCGTGTTGCTGCAAGCCCCGTTCGCCGGCGCGGTGAAGCCGTCGGAAATGACGGTGGTGTGCGCCTGCTGCCGCTGGTAAGCGGAATCCGCCACTTCGGCACCCGTTCCGGCATCGGTCGGGTCAGAGGTGAAGAGACCGATGAACACGGCGCCACCTGAGTAGGTGCCGCCACGCAACGTCACGTCGGCAAGCTTGTTTTCAAGATAATCAGAAAAAGCGGACATAGGTGGCCCTCCCGGGCTGACATGCAGGATGTGGGATGTTTCGTTGAATCAGGCGAAGTTGCGGGTTCGCATCCGGACGCTGCCTGACTGGTAGCCGCTGGCGGCCAGCGAGCGAGCGTCGGCCTGGGCGTCGAGAAACTTGCGGCGGTAGTGTTCTGATAGCTGCGGGTCGCGCCATGGGTAAGGCAGTGTCAGCAGGCGCGAGCGGGCGCCATCCTTGATGGCCTCCTCCCAGCGGGCGAGCAGCTCGGCAGGCATGTCTCGGCCGCGTGCCGGCTTGCACGCCAGAGAGCCCAGCAGCGTGCTGCTGTCGGGCGTGGCACGCAGAAACTCGACGCCGTTGCTGCCGGTCTGGCGGTAATCCAGCCCCGGCTTCAGTTCGCGCGCTCCTTGCAGCAGGCTCACGATACGCAGCGCATCGGCACCAGAAGGCACTTCCACCTCGGCAAACGGTGTATCTGCCCCAACTACAACAGGCCCATCGCTAACGATCCAAGCGTTACCTTCCGCGCAGAGTTCACGCTGCGCCCATCGCAGCGCATCACGCACCGTCGACGCAGGGCAGCCCGGCGCCTCCGGCACCAGGTCATCCACCAAATCGGCGATCGTGGTCATCGAGCCCCCTCGCGAGCGTTAGGGCTGGACGTTGTGGCGCCCTGGATCTTCAAGCCCAGCGCGGCCTGTGCCGACTGCGAATGAAGCGTTGCGCGCTGCAGGTTCGCCGCGTGCTCCGCGTCTTTGCTGAAGGCTCGAGCCAACACCAGGTCCAGCAGGATCGGCGCATAGCTCTCAGGCAGCCGCAGCGCCTCGGATGAATCAGGGCGGGCCTCGCTCTGCGCATGCGGCTCGGGCACGCGGGAATACACGATCTCCAGCCTGGCCGCGGGTGAAGCCGGCGGGTAGACGTAGAAGCGCCGCGGGTCCATGTCGTCGAAGACGAAGTGCTCGATCGCCTCGGTCTGCGGCTCGCCGTGCCAGCGCCGACGCGTTGCATCGAGCGTGCCCCGGTCGATTGGCGGCACGATCAACCCGTGCGCCTTACTGGAGAGGTTGCGCACCACCCCCAGCAG